AACGCCGTGTTCGGCAAGCCCTTCAGGATCCGTCCGGTTGACGATGTGATCGCGGAACTGAGGCACCTGAAGAAGAAGTATGATTTCAAGAGCATCACCTTTTGGGACGATACGTTCACGCTGAACAAGTCGTGGATCATGAAATTCTGCGACCTGTACGAGAAAGAGAACTTCGGCGCGACGATCGCGGCGTGTTCCCGGGCCGACATCATCTGCCGCAACGAGGAGATGGTCGAGCGGCTGGCGAGTATCGGCACGACGTATTTCGTGATCGGCATGGAGAGCGGAAGCCAGCGCGTTCTGGACTTCATCAAGAAGGGCACGACGGTCGAGCAGAACAAGCAGGCGGCGAAAATCTGCCGCAAATACGGTGTGAAGGTGTTCGCGACCTACATGTACGGCCTGCCGACGGAGACGAATGACGAGGCCCTGGCGACGGCGAACATGATCGACGAAATCGCTCCGGAGTTCCCGAGTCCGTTCTACTTCTTCCCGATCGAGGGTACGGGGATCTACTCGTACTGCAAAGAGAACGACCTTCTGATGCCGGGCCATGAAAAGCGCATTATCGAGCGAACGGGGATCTTCGCTCCTGCAATCAAGGGCGTCGATTACGGGTTCCTAAACGAGATCATGATGGGCCGAAGGGCCTCCTGAAAGGAGAGAGTCATGGGCAAAGGCGGATCGTTGGGTGGAGCGAAGATGAAGCCGGTCGTAGGGAAAGAGGGCATCAAGAGCGGCGGCGCGAACGTCCCGAGCACGAAGGCAGCGGTCGGGCAGTCCGGCTACGGGTTCGCTCCTTCGGCCAAAACCTCCGTGCCGTGCAGCGGCGGCAAGGGCACCGGCGGGAAGCTGTAATACCATGCCGATCCCCGGCGCGAAGTATCGCCACAAAAAGGGCACGGATGTCCGGCTGGCGTTCAAGGGCGGCGAGGTCGTGGAGGCCAAGAATACGAAGACGGGAGCGACCCACACGCCAAGCGAGTTCGCCGCCGATCGGAAGAAGAAGGACAAGAAGCCCGAGGCGATCACTCGGTTCATGAACCGAAGGAACAAAAAAGAGGGGAGAATGTAATGCCCGAACAGGACGGACCGACGTTCCCGAGGAAGCTCTACAACGACGCCCACGATGTCATCGAAGCCGATTGCCAAGAGACGCTGGAGTTGGCGCTGTCCCGCGGGTGGAAACTCGTCCCGCCGGCTTTGAACACGATCCCGAAGTTGAAGGAGAAGATCGCCGAGGTCGAGGCGGAACTGAAGGAACTGAAGGAAAATCTCGCCGCCAAGATCCACGAAACCGAGATCGCCATGAAGGCCGAGGAAATCCTCGAAAAGATGCGGGCCGAGAAGGCCGCGCAGGAGGCCGAGGCGCAGGAAAAAGCCGAGGCCCAGACGGCGAAGGAAGAGGCGGAAGCGGAAGAGAAGGCGGCGGCGGATGCCAAGGCACAGGCCGAGGCGGAAGTAGGAGCGAGCGAACCCCCCAAGGGAGGCCCCGTTTCACCTCCGGCACCGGCGCCGGAAAGTGGGCCTCCTCCCGCCTCGAAGGCGGGTGTCGAGTTCGGCGAGAAGGGGAAGAAGAAGTAACGCCACGGCGTAGGAGTAGCCTGATGCGGAAGTGGATCGCAATTCTGCTCGCGGTTGGGTTGCTCCTGCCTCCCGCTTACGTCCTCGCCGATCGCGTCAAAGGAGCGTTTCAGAGCCTTGACGTAACGGACAACGTCACGGTCGGCGGCACCACCATCACAGACAATCTTTCTGTCTCTGGAACGCCCATATTCGCCGACAACACGGTAAATGGGGCCGACCTGATCGACAACACCGTCACCTCGGCCAAGATTCTGGACAATTCGATAGCGTCCTCGAAGATCCTCGATAACACGATCGCGCTCGGGAAGATTGCCGCATCGGGCACGAAGGACAGCACAACCTACCTTCGCGGCGATAGCACGTGGTCAACCAAAGATTTTAATGTATGCCTACTGAGCAAATCCGCGCAGCAAGACATTGCCGGGGGAGTCCCAACATACATAACTTTCGACGTGGAAGACAGCGATATACTTGGGGCACATAATCCAGCAACGGACAATTCCAAGATCACAATTCCAGCCGGGTATAATTATGTGAATGTAAATGCGTTAGTGTGGTTTGAATCTCCATCAGGTAGCAGCAGAAGGACAATCTTATACAAGAATGGAACTGGAATAGACGTAAGAATATCTAGTTCCGACACTACGATCGATTCAAGCCTTGGAATATCTACTGGATGGGTACCTGTGGTTGCGGGGGACAATGTGTTTATTAGCGTACTATCCGCGACGGACAACGTTGTCGTATCGGGAACTTACACTAACTTCAGAGCGGAGTTCAAGTAAATGGGAACGCTGGCTCTGTGGATATTAATGAATGTAGCGATAGTATCCGACTGGGGTCAAACTCGTTATATCGCTTCCCATCCACAAGTTTATTGGGAGGAGGACAATCCTTTCCTTGGGAAGCACCCGTCCATGGGTCAAGTAAACGCATGGTTCATCGGTTCTCTTGCGGTGAATAACGGGATCATGGTCGTGTTGCCGAAGAAGTACCGCCCGTACTATGCGGGAGCGGTGACGGCATACGAGGCGCATCTCGTGATCCGAAACAATTCTATCGGAGTAAAGGTGGACTTCTGATGAGATATCCGATCTACGGCACCTGCCTCCCCGGTTCGCTCGTCGAGATATTCCTCAACGGGACCTCGACGCCGGCTTCGGTCTACGCCGCTGTCGCCGGGGGAAGCCCGATCAGCAGCATCGTGGCGAATGCCGATGGAACGGTCACGTTCTTCGTGGACGATGCGGTCAATCCGTTCCCGGCTTTCTTCGACCTCCATATCACCGCGACCGGGTACGCGGACGTTGACCTGCAAAACGTCTGGAACACGTTCATTGGCACGGGATCCCCGGCAGTCGTCTCTTCCTCCACGACGGTCACGATCCTCGACCTCATCAAGGCGGCGTTGCAGGAAATCGGTGCCTTGGCCGCGGACGAAACGCCGAACGGTTCCGACACGCAGTTGGCCCTCAAAACGCTCAACCTCATGCTCGGGGCGTGGTCGGCCGACAACCTGCGGGTAAGGGCCACCGTGCAGGAGAATTTCGCGCTGGTCGCCGGGACGCGGAGCTACACGATCGGATCGACCGGCGTGTTCGCCACGGTGAAGCCGCTGAAGATCCTCGGGGCCTTTGTCCGGGACTCCAATAACAACGATTCCGGCCTGAACGTCATCGAAAAGGACCTCTACAACAGTTTCACCGACAAACTGATCTCCTCCGGGACGCCCGAGGACCTGTACTTCGACCCCGGCCTGACGCAGCAGACGGCCCAACTCGGGACGATCTACCTGTCCCCCATACCTAACGCCGCCGACACGCTTTACATCGAATCTCAGAAGATCCTGACGAGTATTTCGTCGGTCGGCGCGGCGGTCACGTTCGAGCCGCCCTACTACGAGGCCATCCTCTACAACTTGGCGGTCCGTCTGTACCGGAAGTTCCATGAGCATAGCGCCCAAATCCCGACGGATACCCTTCGCATGGCGGCAGACACCCTTGCGGTGGTCGAGCGGATGAACTCGGTGACGCCGATCGCCGGGATGAACATGCCGACCCAAACCGGGGGGTGGAACATCAACACCGGGGATTACAACTGATGCCCCGCTTGTCCTTCGCCGGGTCTACCTATGTAGCCCGTTCTCCCAATATCAGCCTCGAACGATCGGTCAATTTCTACGTGGAGGGCAATCCTCCTGGATCCAAGGCGCCGGAAGCCCTGATCGGGACGCCCGGGACGGCTCTTTGGGCGACGGTAGGGACCGGCGTGATCCGCGGGAAGCACGTCTTCAACGGCGTGATGTTCGTCGTCTCGGGGAACAAACTCTATTCGGTCACGACGGCGGGTACTGCGACCGAATTGGGTACGCTTACGACCTCGACTGGGCGCGTTTCCATGCAGAACAACGGCCTGGCGGTAGCGGGGATCGGCGGGAACCAACTGATCGTCGTGGATGGGACGGACGGGTACATCTACAACGTGTCCACGGCGGCGTTCTCGACGATCGCGAGTGCGGGATTCCCCGCCGATCCGGTCATGGTGGAGTACGTGGACGGGTACTTCATCGCCATCGGCAGCGGGAAAATGGCCTATGCGGTCAGCAACTTATACGATGGTTCCACGTGGAACGCCCTCGCCACGGCGTCGATACTGGCCTCACCGGAAGGGATCCAAGCGGTCCTCTCGAATCACCAGCAGTTGTGGTTCATCAAGCAGGAAACGAGCGAAGTCTGGTACAACGCAGGGACTCCGACCTCGCAAGGGTCGCCTTTCTCGCGAATCCCGGGGTCTATTCTGGACTTGGGAACTCCCGCCCCGTGGTCGGTGGTCCGCGGCGACGGCGGGGTCTTCCTGCTCGGCAATATGCGAGTCGGTGGCGTGGCGGGACTGGCCGGCGTGATGAAGATAGACGGCCTCACCCCGAAAATCATCTCAACAACGGCGATAAACTATCAAATACAGCGACTTACGACTGTTTCGGACGCCTTTGGGTGGTGTTACACCGACGAAGGTCACACGTTCTACGTCCTGACGTTCCCCACGGCGAACTGGACGATCGTTTTCGACACGGCAACGCAGCAATGGCACGAGCGGTCGCTGTATATCACCGGGGATCCCTTCACGGTGAACCGGCACGTCGGTAATTCCTACGAATATTTCAACGGGAAGCACCTGATCGGCGATTATCGGGCCAACGGGAAAATTTATCATATGGATTCGGGCTATTACGACGACGATGGCGTGAATCTGGTGGCCTTCAGGACGACGAAATACGCTCAGGACGACGACGAACTGCGGAACGTGTTCTTCAGCCAGATTCAGATCGACATGGAGACGGGCGTTGGCGCGGGTGTCGTGGCGAATCCCCAAGCGGTTCTCTCGTGGTCGGACGACGGAGGACGGTCCTGGGCGAGTGATCGCGTCGGGATCATGGGGACGACCGGGGAGTACGCCGCGAGGGTCATCTGGAGGCGTCTGGGCCGCTCCAGGGCAAGGGTATTCAGGCTGACCATCTCCGACCCCGTGAAGCGCGTCATCACGGGCGCCTACATCAAGGCGGGCCTGTAATGAGAGTCCCGGCACCGACCAACGCACCACTCAGGATGGGGGATATTTCGTCCCTGATTACCTCCCCGGCGTGGATCGAATGGTTCCAGCGACTCTCGGATTACTACGAAGCCGTGCCGAAATTCATTGATCCAAAGTCGCCGTTCTTCGGGCAGTCGGCTCCTGCGAATCCGTCCGAGGGGCTTTTGGCCTACGCCGATGGAACGAATTGGGATCCGGACGGCACGGGCAGGGCAGGGATCTATCTCTATACGAGCGCGGTATGGAGTTTCGCAAACGTGACGCTTCCCGGTACGACGGTTTCAAGCGAGACGGCTTTCGGGATTCTCGCGGCTGTCGGCACTTCGCTTCTCTACGCAAGAGCCGATCATACCCATGGGACACCTTCCCTGGCGACGGCAGTTGTAAGCGAAACTTCGTTTGGCCTCTCTGCGACTGTAGGATCGGGCACGAAGGCGGCCAAGGATGACCACACCCACGGAAGCCCGACAGACCCGATTCCGGCGCATGTGGCGGCGGCGGATCCTCATTCCGTTTATGCACTCCTCGTTGGCCGCGCTGGCGGACAGACGCTAAAGGGATCCACGGGTGCCAGCGAGAATTTGGTTCTTCAGTCCACCTCGAACGCGACAAGGGGTTATGTGAAATCAGAGGACACTTTCGTTCTTCCTAAAACTTCAGGCAAGGGCATCGCGGTCGATACCACGACTCCCACTTTCGGGTACAGGGATTTGTTGGGGGATGTGAAGATACTATCGCCCGGAGCGAACGATCCTACGGTGGCGGTATTCAGGGACAGCATCAGGGCGTTTTCTTTCAGCAACGCCGTAATGAACGAATGCTTCATGTTCTTTCACATTCCGCACGACTATGTTCCGGGAAGCGATGTTTTCATACACACTCACTGGAGCCAGAATGTCGTAGACAGTGGTGGCGCGGCAGGCGTTCCAGGAGTCGTAAAGTGGTCATTCGAGGTGTCCTATGCGAAAGGCCATGACCAAGCGGCATTCCCCGCATCGCTCACTACTTTCGTAACTCAGACGGCGAGCGGGACGCAGTACCAGCACATGTTGATAGAAGTCCAGTTGTCAGCGGCGTCACCTTCGGCAACGCAGATAGACTCGGATGATCTGGAACCGGACGGAATAATTTTGGTCCGCTGTTTCAGGAACCCAGGTGACGCGGCGGACACATTGAATCAGGTTCCATTTCTGCATTACGTGGACATCCACTATCAGTCAACGAATATCGCCACAAAAGCAAAGGCACCGAACTTCTATGCGTAAGAACACGAGGAGGCTTCGATGAAAAGATTCCGCTGGTTGATCTTGGCACTTATCTTGGTTACACCGTTGGCCGCCCATGCGGACTACACGTGGACCGCATCTGGAACGGTCACGGGCGGGGTGGTTGCCGACAACACGACGACGACGATCACGATCCCTCCCGAGGTTGGACCGATAACGTACCTCCTCGTTCCAACGATCGACAGCGCGTCCATCGCCCTCTCGGGGAGTTACGACGGGACGAACTTCTTCACCATCGCCTCGAACTACAGCGCGACGGCGTTGATCGACTTTACCTACGCGGCCACCACAGGAGGGAAGTTGCTTCTGATGCCCGACTTGAGGCCATTAAGGAAACTCAAAATAACATGCGGCGCCGCTCAAGCATCCGATCGGGCGTTCACTTTGGCAGGAAAATAAAGGAGGCAGGCAAATGTCCGTCATCGACTATCAGTTGATCGCAACGGGGTTTCAGGGAGGGTCGCTCGTGAAGTGGCCCGCGCTCGCCAACGGAGACACGGGCCGACCGTTCCAGCAACCGGCGCACAACGACCGGAGCGTACACGTCAAGGGCACGTTCGGAGCGGGCGGGACGTGCATCATCGAGGGGTCGAACGAACTCGTCCCCGCCACTTACGCGACCCTGAACGACCCACAAGGGAACGTGCTGTCGTTCACCGCGGAGAAGATCGAGGCGATTCTCGAAAATGTCCTCGGCATCCGACCGAGGGTGTCGGCCGGCGATGGCACCACCGTGATCGACGTGTACTTACTTTTGGTCGGAGGTGCCAAGTGATTAACCAAGACGAACTGAACGAAGCCCTCAGCCTTGCCAAGAAGATGAAGAACGCCTTCAAGGCGTTCGAGGACATCGAGAAACTGATACAGGCTCAGGCGTCGGTGCAGGGCACGGCATCCGACCTCGAAGCTAAGACGGCCGCGCTTCGTGCGGAGTTGGCAGAACTTCCTGTAAGACTCACCGAGGCGAAGGCCCTTCACGATGATGGGATAAACCGCCTTAACGCTGCGTTTTCGTCCACCAAATCCAAGCACGACGCCGAACTGGATAGGATGGACGACGATCGGAAGAAGGCGAAGGCGGCGTTGGATGCCGACCTAGTTTCATTCTCCTCCGAGAGGGACATAGAGAAGAAGAAGGTCGCCGATGATATCATCGCCATGAAGAAGGAACTCACCGAGGCGAAGAAGATTCACGCAGGCCAGTTGGCTTCTCTCCATACATAGATCGAAACAAAGCAGGCTGTCCGTGATTCGCTCCAGTCCGAGATCGACGCGCTGAAGAAGAGGTTTGCATGATCCTTCTCTCCTCAGTGACCTCTCCGAAGGAGGTATAGATGCCCACCGTTAAACACGCCTTCGTATCTGAACTGTTGGACGGCGATGACCCAGAGGTTCTGTGTCCTTCCTACTGGAATGCTAACCATGTGCTTATAGGTGTAGGTGGATTGCGCCTAACATTCGCAACTCCGGTCCTCGCCGCGCTCGTATGGTCGAATATGCCCGCCGCGCTATCGTTCCTTTTCAGCACTGCTACGGTTGGCAAGGCAATCACGAAGGCCGACCTGTCCAATTTCACACAATGCCGCCTCCTTGTGAACAAGCAGGGAACATCTGGGGCAGCAGCGTCTAAGTTGATCCTTCGGTACAGAACGGCGTTCAACCAAGTGGTTGCCAACTATTCGGATATCGGAACCTCCGAAGTTAGCGTCACGTTGAACGTTACCAATTCCTTCCGTGAAACCGGATGGATCGATCTTGTGACAGGCGCGAAGGCCGACGTGTTTGTAGCCGTACTCGGCTCCGGCGGTGACGGTGTGCTTGATCCCGCCTTCGGTTCTATCGTCGCGGAGTTCAGGTAGGGTGGTAGCGTAATGCCCATGATACAGGATTTCACGGGACAGGTTGGCTTTGGGCAAGACGAACGCCCGCCGGGAGTAGAGATACTTATAAAACTGGAAAACAGGCCCGAGGGTGCGGATGCGCTTACTTCCTGGGATCGTGGTCGCTTGGTGGCGGTAAGACCGATAGGCCACCAATGGGGCGCGTTGGAATGCTTGCCGAAATTTT